TTGCGATTTTATAAGATGTATAAAATTCAGGATATTTCTCAAACCATAGATAAACAGAGTCAACAGTGACGCATTTGAGCTTTGCAAAGTCTTCTAATGAGTTACCAGCTCTGATGTGTTCAATGATGTCGGTTGAATATGTGTGTTTATATCCATATTTAAGACGGCTCATACTCTGTGATCTCCGCATTTACATACTGATGATCGCCTAAAATCTTTTCGGCCGTCACTTTAAAAAAGTATCTATCATCAATTCCTATATGTTGGGCCAGCTGATCTTCAATAATCTTAATGCGGTTTGTAACATCTAAACGCTTAACTTCATTCTTTTTTGTATAGAGATCTTGATGCTGGAAGTAGAATTTTAATTTAAGTTCTAATATTCTCTCGCCACCAATATTTCTAGTGTCGGGGTTACGCATTGACCAAAATAAAAACTTAGCCTTGTAGGCCGTTAGATATTTACTTGGTACCCTTCGTACTGACCCGCCTCTTTTGAATGTGGCGTAGGCCTTGTTTAGAGTGGGCGGCATTGGCATTTTCAATAGCTCGATCATAAAACTCATTAGAATTCCCTAAGAGTTGAATGGTCTCGAATCTTCTGGTCTCGGTCAATACCTTACTGAAGTTTTTGAAGGTTATTAACATGATGGTCAGAATAGCTAAGCCAGCTAATAGTGCTGAGATCGCTAGTGTTATTACTGTCGTTTCTTTGATTTCTATCTTCATCATAATTAATTACCTCCACAAACCCACAACAACATGGGCTTTCATGATATATTTCATCATTAGGGTCTAGCCAACCCATACATTTACAACACATCAAACGCTCTCTGCTCATTCTAACCCCTCAAAGTCTCTGAATAGCAATAAGGGCAGACCTTTTTCTCTTTCTTCCACCACCAACTACCCTCAATAATCACCAAACAAACGATGATCAATTTACGACAAATACTGCATATAGTTTCATTATTATCATTCTTAATTAAATCCATTTTCAGCCCTTAACTTCTCTATAACTCGTGCTCTAAAGAGCGACTTGTTTTCCTTGATGTGGGTTAATAGCAAAATAAGGCTGCCCCCATAGTCTGTTACTTGAATCGATGCAAAGTATATATTGGTACAAATTGTTTACAGGGCCCCCGGAATCACACAGATAGCGACCAATAATTCCTTTGGGTTTTTTCTTGAACATCTTAGCATATTCTTCACCATGCTCGTCTTCAATGATCTGCTCTAATTCATATGTAAAAGTGTCCACGGCGGCCTGTGTAAGCTGCTTAAATCCATCACCGTTGCTAAAGCTGCATCCCTCCTCAACTTCGTCAGCCCTTACTGTTTTCTTTAAAAGGCTAATTTTTGAAATCAGCCGATCTCTTTTCTCTGCCTTTTCTGGGTCATCAAAAAGCGTTCCATCATCGGCCTTAAATTTTTGTACTGGTTCCATTCTATATTCTCCCTGCTCTACCGAGCGTTTAGCTAGCGGGTTGAGTAGGTAGAAAATTTACCGGAGCAAATTCGCCATTTAACTCAACCGACTTTTTGTCATATGCCTCAGCGGCATCTATTTCATTTTCAAAGAATCCAAGCGGGTATCTTATGCCACTTTTCATTATCGAGGCTTTCCACGGCTTGTTTTTACTTCTTGATTTTGTGACTCCAATATATTGAGAATGACATGGGCCCGCCCTCAAGTTATTAGAATTCTTTTGCTTAGATACCCACCTAAGGTTTTCTTCTCTGTTGTCGAGAGTGTCATGATTTATATGGTCCACTGCAAAATTATAAACAGGAGGACTGCCCATTATCATTTGATGCAAGTAAATATCTTTGCCGCTAATCCTGGCCCTAGCATAATATTGTTTTTTGATCTTAAATATCCACCACTTATATTTTTTGATGAGGGGGTGGTGTTTATCGTCTATAATAATTTCTACATCTCTATTTGATGCCTTAATACGCTTCATTTGTCTCCCATACTATTGAATTTTCTCTAACGCTAATATGCTGCTAAATTTTCTAGCCTATGTACTTCTTTACACAGATGAGCAATTTCGTTTTTAAGTTCTTCGATTTCTGTCTCACCTGATTTGATACGATCTAAGAATATTTTAGATTCTACCCTACCCCAAACGTCACCCCTAGTTATGTATTCATCGCAAGAGCCGCACCTTTCAATGATGCAATTCACTCCATATTCAACCGTCTTCTCATAGGCCAATTTACCCTTTGGGCATAGTGGACAATCTCTGCTTATTTCCGCTGCGCCCTCTTGCTCTTGCTTGGCCAAATCAAAAGCCTCATGAATTAATTGTAAAGTTTTACTCTTCTCAATTGGCCATTTATCACCACTAGGCATTCTACATGTATTCGGATACGTCTTTTCAAAAAGTTCATATGCTTTATCTTCAAAACTCATGTGTTGCCTCTCATGCATAGAGCGTTCAGTTAATCCGACCACTCACATCTTTGATAAAGCCAGTGGCGAGTCGCTCCGCACGAGCAGAATTGACTCTCTTTTTTCCAATCATGGTCTATCCATTTATGTCTGTGGAATAGTTTTTTAATCCAATTCATACGTCACCCGTTTTGCAAACGTTACTTTACTTCTTTTCTTATATCCCATTCATCTATTACATAAAGATTCAACTTATCGTCCATAGCCATTACTTGGGCCATAAAATTACCTTCGTTAATATCTGAATCAGTCGGCTCACTTACCACAATTTGAACCACTTTTTTGTGTAGGGTTGACCACGTGAAAGTTTTAAAGTCATGATTCTTAAATACCTGTGTGCTGTCGATCATTTCTCCCCCGCAGGCTTAACTTCTGTGTTATCTGTGATCTTCTTATATTGATCCATAAGAGCGATACACTTCTCTTGCCCCAATGCTGCGTGTGTGCCAACAACCTCAGACATCTTACTAAGTAGTGCCATAGCGTCGTCATAAGCCGACTTCGGCACCCAACCTATGCCCTCGTGATAAACGATGCGTAGCTTTGCCACTGTCACCCTCCCTTTTCTAACGGCCTCGATATACTCGTCACAGACCTTGTCTGGTATATGATACTCAAGGCAATGCTGGCACTGGTCCATTATTTGTCACCGCCACTATTAACGTCAGCAGTATCTTTGCCCCAGTCTTTCTCTGTTTGCCCCAAGGCTTCTTTTTTTACCTCAAAATTATCTTCACAACATGAACATATCTCCTCATCAAAATATAAAGTCTTAAGAGCCACACACTGAGTTCTGATTGTTTTGATCAGTTTCAATATAATCTCACCGTTAGCCATTGGGCCTTCTTCTTCTAATTCATCAAGTCTCTTCACGACTCCCCCTTAGAGCTAGCTTCGACATCACTTGTACTCTCAACCAAAACACTTGGCTCATATTTAGCCTTTAATTTGTCGTAGTCATTCATCCAAATCTCAGCGACCTCAGTAAGTTCTTTGATATTGGCTTTTAGCCGATCAATCACGGCGTAATGTTCACTCATTCCGATAACCTTTATGAATTCTGCTTCTGAGATTGATGGCCCATGAAAAACCTTGTTGTTATTTAAAACCCAACTCATTTCGTCACCACCGGGGCAACTTCGGCCTCATTTGCATAAAGAAACCGCTCAACCTTTCGGCAGAGATCATGCTCAACCCTGGATCTTTCAAGCCGCGACTTTTGTTTATAGGCGTGGTAAAGCTCACTCATCAAAGGGATGGCCTCTTGCTTGGCCCAGTCTGTGCCCCATAACCAGATCTCGGATTCTTGGTTACTCCAATTATTATGACAATTGAGTATGTGCAGCTTTTCTTTTCTATTTTCTTCAAAACTCATATATCGCCCTTTCAAGCCTGTACTTCATTTAAACTCGTTGAGTTCATTCTCATAAACAATCTCAAGGCAATCTGCTATTAGCGCAAAAGGCATGCTTTGATTATCATTCATTTCTGATAAGTTTTGACTCTTACCCTCTATTTTTGTTTTTTCAGAAAAATCACAATTGACATGATTTAACCATTGCGGTGCGGCCTGATGATTTGGGAAATAACCCGATAAAAAATCCCCACTCATGTGCTTTTCTTTATCAGGTATGAGCACATCACAAGCCACTCCCAAGCAACAAAACCCATCGGGGCCCTGCAGTCTGCCTCTACACTGACTATATTTTTCAGACCTCAATGCTTTTAACCACCGCGTGAATTGCTGTTTATCTTTTTTTGTTTTCAATATCTTAGCCACTATATTACTCCTCCACGCCTCAGCGTTTGGTTAAAGTTAATACTTGTGGTCGGCTAATCGCTTCCAACATCTCAAGCCATACTCTGCATCTTTAAGTGTATCGAATTCCAAAAGACCTTGGTACTCAGAGTCAACATACAAAATCAGGTTGTAGCCATCCATGTGTATAATCATAAATCCAACACCATCAGTCTCTATTGTAATGCCGTTCATTTCGTTCTCCCACTAGGCGAGTTGGTTAGACTTGTGCTGACTCTGTTTCTTCTCTAAATGTAAAAGTGCCTTTTTTACCCTTTAACTCCCACCAATTTATCGACTTATCTAAGGTAAAAGGACACAGAACCTTATTGCCGTCATCGCCGTAATATTCTTTCCACTCTACTGGACAAGTAAAATCGTCTTGTGGGTCTGCCGATTCGTTTTTGTCTTTAAGCTCATCAATCTCATCCTGTAATTTAAAAACCTCTTTTTCAGATGTGTTTAGAGATTCTCTTAAGTTGTCGATGAATTGATTTTGCTCTTTTATTTCCTGTAAAACACCCTCCTGCTCTTTAACCATGTCAGTAATAGTCATAGCCATTACTATTGTCGCAGGCTTCCTAAGTTCTACGGTCGTGACTTTTATTTTGCCCTCTGTGTCCACTATATTGCTCCTCACCGCTCACGCGTGTTTCTTACTTTAACTCCACATTGATTCTTCATCGTCATAGAGCTCTGCGTTTTGTTCCTGCTTATCTCTTTGATCGGCACAGTAGGAACAAAGGTCGACGTCAAATTCAGGACAGTAGGTAATTTGCTCCTGCCATTCTCCGCAATCCTCACAGTCCCTTATTTGCTTTCTCACACATCACCCGTTTTAATAACGTTCATCTCACCCTCTCAGGGTTAATATCCCCCTTTAGGGGGCTGTTGTTTTAGTCCCACGGCTCAAGATAAAGGTGCCAAACAAAAGGACCATCAAAAGCGGTATCAATATATTTCCATCTCAACGGCACTGCTTGTCCCGTTGCTACTACTCTTAATTTTCTCAGACCGCATTTCTCAGAGTCTACTGTCACGGCCCAAACAGTAGGCGTTGAATTTTGAAAATCAAACTTTACTATTTCGGCATCCAAAGGCATCTCTGTTGCCTGGACCGCGTGCACTGGATATTTTAAAATCCTTTTCTTCATTCATTCTCTCCTCATAGCCCTAGCGTTAGATTAACTTTAGTTCTCTTTTTATTTCTCTAATAAGTTTCAACCATGCAATTTTTATTTCTAAACATCCGCCAATTACAGTTTCATGCCCTCGCCTATTCATTCTTAAAATAAAACGCTGATCGGCTGATAAAAGCATTTTAACTCCTGCGCGTTACTTAAACTTTAATTATCTCCGGTCGTACCTAACCGTGCCATAGTCATCTAAATACACATCACCAACAGGTACGTTTCGTCGCTGAGCTACGCTTTTCTGATAACAAAGCTCTCTATTTTCTAGCCGCTCAACCTCTTTTTTATGGGCGGCCTTAAGATTATCAAGCTCAGTATCTCTTGGATCAGGAATGCAATCGTGACCGTGAGACATACCATAGTTTTCGTGCGCGCCTTCAACCCAGCTAATAACCGTGTCGGTCTGTTCTTTGGTTGCAGTGATGCCAGCATCTTCAAATGCCTCATTTACACACTCTGCCCAATAGTCCATATTAGCCCTCCCGAGCTGGTAACGTTTCTAAAACTCGTTGAGTTACTTTTTGTCTTTTAGCTTCTTGTCATTAATTGCCTCTCGAAACCATGACAAATCACCATCATGGACATACTCAGAAACGTAACTACTGCCGTTTGAGTTCTTAATGCTAGCTATCAGGCCTAGAAATTCGTTTGCAATCCCAGCGCCACCGATAAAGTGACTGCCAAAGAGGTATTCTTTTTTTCGGGGCTTAACTATACACTCATGGCCTTTTAGAATCACCAGCCGGGCAATACCGAACCAAGAGCCAATCATTACTATTTTGTACATTAACAGCCCCGCCAAGACCCATATTGCAAGGCTAGGCATGTCCTTAACCATGTCTACTAGTTGTTGTAAAACGTCCATAATTCTCTCCTCACGCCTCAGCGTTTTTCAAACGTTAATTATAACGATGCGTGTTTTACATCAGCCGCAATTTTCAAGTGTAATATTTTTTGAAGTGAATCTAGGTCAATTTTCTTTACTAGATCGACATAATTCTCAGACACATATTTGTGGGCGACTTCCTCCGTCACTATCGTTAAGACCTTATCAGAAAAATAATGGCTACGAGAATGGTCTCTGCCATCAATTAATCTGCCTAAAGGCTCTTTGACAGCAGCCATAACCATGTCTGCCGTAACAGACTTGGATAATTCCTCAGCTACCTCTGTAATTTTATCTGCCAAAACTTTTGATAACTCATCTTCTAAACTCATTATATTCTCCTATTAAGGGTTAACTTCACTTCAACGGGTTGAGTTAGTCCAACTTAAATGGGCTGACAATCAACAGCGGTTCAAAATAAACAGGCTTAACTTTACCTTTTTTATCAATACACAAAACATAGGTCGCTGATAAACTGTCGGGCATAAAAAGACCATTTGGTTCTGGTTGTGGAATTGTTGTTTCTGTATAGTTTGCTGGCCATCCGGTAATAGGTTTCATTGGATTCACATACTGAACACTGGCGGGTAAACCATAGCCTATTGAGTTACAAAGAAAATGTTTCTTGCCCATCATATCTAGGTAATAGGAATAGGTTTTAACCTCTTTATCGCGCAGTTCATAGATCATTTTAGCAAAGCGTTTTTCAGTAAAGTTTACAATGCCTGGAGGTCCAATCTTAGCATTAGCTTCGGCTTGTGCCTTAGCCATTTGCTTACCCTGCTTAGAGTCACCAGTTTGTTGTGAGTTGCAGCCTTCATTTCCCATTGTTAGGCCAGCTAAAATTAGTAGAATTAAAAATTTCATTAGTAATTACCCCTTAAAGTTCTGATCCAAGCGCTTAAATGGCTTGGAAGTTGATGTTCTTCTGTTTGGCCCATTGATGTTAAAGCAGTTTCTCGTATCGCAATTTTATGAGCATCAGTCTCGGCTGTTTCATATTCCAATTTAAGCCTGTTTAAATGCTCAATTGTGCCGTGAACATGAGCCGTGCTCTCTTTATAGATGCCATGCCTAGCCTCTTCATATCGACCGCCCATGAATCGATAAATGTCTGGACCGAAGAACCAAAGCGTGACAAGAGCCCCGATTCCTATGATTGTTAGCAATACCTCTTTCATTGTTTAATTCCTCCTAATAGGGTTAACGTCTTCTAAACTTTAGTGCGCGTAAGCCTCACCATTAATCATCGTGACTTGCTTCCACGCCGCTTCAATAGTTTTTAAAAATTCAATATGGCTTTTGTGAATATGATGATAGCCAAGATTACTCATATCGCTTGGCCGAATATCCATTCCCACTGACTTTAAAAATGACAGTATTGGATGGATGTATTTAGGATGAATTGGGCCATTTCCCTTGCCTTTGATCTGCACAATCTCATTATCTTCTTTGCGTATTTCAAAGGTTGCATGAGGCATGTTCTGAGAATCTCGATAAGAATAGATCAGGCAGTCTTGGCTTGCGTTATCGTAGCCACCGACACAATGATTCATTAAAAAGCCTTCGCGTTGAAAAGCCTTTTTAGTTTTCAACCGAACTATTTTCTTTCCATCGAGAAAGTCGTGAATCAACTCCAAATCTTCTGAGGAATCTATTAAATCTCGGCCTTTTTTCTGATTTCTCTCACTCCACTCTACGGATTTCCTTTTTGCATCCTGAAAGCTCATTCGCCTTAGACGCACTGGTGCCGCATCAGAGTTTAAGAAATCTAGAACGTGTTCAGTCTCACCCACAGTGGCTTGCTTTTTATAGAGAGCTTTTTTGCCAACTGTTTTGAGCCACTCACAGACTTCTTGACTAGCATTAATACCCGTGGCATATTCTTCTAATTGTTCAAGCACTTAACACCTCCGCGCCCGCTTTAGACCAATCTTTTTCAGAGCCATAGCCAGAGCCAGAGCCATAGCCATAGCCATCGCCAGAGCCAGAGCCATCGCCAGAGCCATAGCCAGAGCCATAGCCATAGCCAGAGCCATAGCCAGAGCCAGAGCCATAGCCATAGCCATAGCCAGAGCCATAGCCAGAGCCAGAGCCATAGCCAGAGCCAGAGCCATCGCCAGAGCCATCGCCAGAGCCAGAGCCATCGCCAGAGCCAGAGCCAGAGCCATCGCCATAGCCAGAGCCAGAGCCAGAGCCAATTAATTTTTTAAGTAGACCTTTAAAAATCATGACCATGGTTCCTTTCTCCATGCGGCGAGAGCTTCGTCGGTCACCTCCATGACCGCGGTGACGCCCTTAAGAGTGGCTCGTTTGGCGGCGGGGCTGATACGACAACCTGATGTTGGGCCTTTCGCCGCCAGCCCGACAACGCCGTGCACATCGCTAGGCCAATAGACAGCCATCCTTACTTCTTCTGCTGTGATAATGTCTTTTTCGGAATCTTCAGGATCAATTAAGCCCATAAAAACTCCGCGCTTGGTGTTATCCGTGGTGATTAATGCTGCTATCTTATTTGCCACTGTATTTCTCCTTATTGGGTTAACTTCCTTCTAACTGTTCTTATACCCATGGGATGTATGCTCCCTTGGATTCTTAAATAATTTCTTCATCAGCTTCTTGGTGACATGCCTACGAAACAACTGAGTTTTGCCTTGTTTTGGATGATTGATATAAGTCCCTACCGTAATGCCGCGCTTGCCGATCCAAACATTGATTCGAGCTGGGTGGCCCTGGAAAGAGCGCGAAAAAGACACCATATAAGGGTCAGAAACACCCTCAATAGGCTCCCATTTCTCTTTTTTGGCTATTTCTTTCACTTCCTTAAAGTCCACTCACTTCTCCAATCACGACCGAGAGTTCTATTAATCTTATGTGGCCTCTAATATCGAAACCACTGAATTGTTTTTTATTACTATTCGATAATTATCAGCTTTAATCGTCACACTCCCTGTGTTTTCAATATTTCCGATCTTATCAAGAATCTCTTTGTTTATTGTCTCAATATTTATACCCTTAACTCGTTCAATAAACCTAAGCGTTGCATGTTCTGTGACTACAATTTTTTTAGGTTTGTTTGAGATATTCTTAATTTTATCTTGTATTTGTGCGGTTTGGTTTTTAATTTTCTCATAAGAGTTACGGGCGTCATTCAGCTCAGCGAGAGCGCCCTTCTCTTTTTCTTGCAACTTAACAAGCCTTGATTGTAACGATTTAAGCTCGCTGCCCTGCCTTAATCTCATTTATTTCTTCCTATGCTATACACTTACTTCTAACTTTTATCACCAACATATTAAAACGTGGGCCCCAAGAGACCCACAACAATTAGATTCAACTTAAGCATCATGCAGCTTCGTCTGGTCTTGGTTCAGATTCCTTTTCTTTCTTTTTTTTAATTGGTATTACTTTTGTCATTTCCACAATCTATTAATACGACGTTTTTGATAATCTAAATACATCTTTTTTGTATTCGCTCTATAAAACGATTGCAAAAAAACTAATGTTTCTAGGGGCGGAATAGACAGGCTCCTCTCCCAATTGCTAACAAATTGAGCAGAGGCATACTCAAGAACCTCTGCTACATGTGCCTGACTATAGCCCGCTTTTTCTCTGGCCTTTTTTAATTCTTTACAAAATGTTTTCATATCTACCTACACAATCACGCCGTTAAATTCTTTTTTCTTCTTAAGAAAATTTGCTGCTTCTACAACAAAGCTCTTTTTATTTTTTCTTTCCCATGCTGCTTTCTTTGTGCGATTGACCATAACACGCACATTATTTAAAGCAATCTTATCTATGGCTTTTGTAATAGTTTTAACCTCTTTCCCACTACTCATTGCAGCCGCCGCAAGTCTAATCTTTTCAGGACTTGATGTGGCAAATTCCTTAGTTAACAATTTAATTTGTGGTCTCTTTAAACTAAATTCTTTTGCTGCACTAATAATAGAATTAGCTTTCTTAAAACTAAATTCATTCTTTTTACTTCTAGCCTCACGTTTAATCTTATTATGAAACTCTTTGGGAATGACTGTTAAGGCGCTCTTGGCTTGTTTAACTTGAGCAATTGAAATGCCCAGTCGTGTTGCCATTTCCAAATCAGTGAATTTAAACCTCTTAAGGTCTTTAAAAGCTATGCCTAATTCTTCTAATGAAATATCAACACGGCTAACATTCTCTGTAATTTGAGCAAAGACTTTGTCAGCCTTGCCATCAAACGCTTTTACGCTAGCTTGAATTGTCTTGTGGCCTAACTTTTTACATGCTTCAAAGCGACGATGACCAGCAACAATCTTATATTTCTTCCCCGTCTTTTCTACTACTATCGCCTGCAACAGGCCGTTTGATTTGATTGAGTCCATCAGTTCGTTGATCTTTGTATACTGTCTTCTGTTTGAATTCTGACTCTTTTGAATTTGTGTTAACTTGATTTCCATTTTGCTCTCCTTTTAAAAGTTCTTGTAATTGTTTATTGATTTCTATTGTTGCTTTTTCCCTATGTTTTTTATTACTATACCTGCGACGCTTTAAATGATTGTCAAACTCCTCTGTTTCGTTTTTTAATTTACGCATTTTATTTAATTTATTAGCCATCCATTTACGTTGATATTCTCTCTGTTTGTCTGGGTCCTTATAGCCCATTAATTCCACCTTTGATCTTTAAAGGATTGTTCTAGTTCTCTGTCATATTCCTCACACATTCCTTGAAAGTTTGTGTCTAAGAAATCATCTAACGCTTGATAAATATATTTAGCTTGTACTTGGTGAGTCTCAATAGCTTGGCCATTGGCTGTAAATAAAAAGAGGTTTAGCGTCTTTGTAAATATCGGTAAGTCATCTAGCTTATAGTGAACATCACACTCCGCTGACTTAATAGGATTTTCATTAGTTACCGTTAAAGATATTCTTCTACAAAATGTTCTGCGCTCCATAACGCAGTTATCTACACACGCCGTTTATCATAGTCAAATTATTTTTTATCTTTTCTTATCCAAAATAAAGCGGCACCGCAATCAGAACAAAACTTGGCATCTCTTTTAGCATTAGGTTTTTCTATCATCTTATCGGTCATTCTGGCCCATCTATGCGGTCTACCTTTAAATCTGCCTATTCTGCGCTCTCCACATCTATCAGAATCACAATAAGCCTTAAGCGTGTAATCCATTAAAAGCTCCTGTTGTCGTTTTTACGATTATAATTAATTCTCTGCATTTTTTTCAAAACATCAAATCGTTTGTTTTGCCAAAGCCATTGTTGAACACCCGGCCACTTTTGACACATCTTTGACCAGCCCTCTTTATGAACCTGGACATGATGGACTCTGCAGAGCGGCATAAGATTGTCTGGCTCATCTGATCCGCCCGCACCGACGCTTGTCACATGATGTCTATCAATGTTGGCAAATGTCCCACAAGCAACACATCTCATTCAATTTCACCAAGCTCTTTAAGCGCTTTCTTGGCCATATAAGCACTCTCTTCTAAAACAGCTCCGCCCATATCTGTTTGTTCTGATATATCTCCTAAAGTTAACACAGCCTTGTCATAAGCCGACTTCTCGATGACGTGAATAACACCATCTTCATGTGGCATGTCGGCATCAATCTTTGGATCAGGTTTTTTGTCTCTAATGATCCAACCGACTCCAACACCCACCCACATCCAAAACTCTCTAGGCTTGTTCATTTCTTGCATCTGAAGAGCTCTAAGCCATCATATTCATCTTTACCTTGCGCTATGTTAACTTTCTTCTTTTGGTTGAGGACCTGTACGGCCTCCCAGCCGTTTTTAACATTACCTAATACCTCAGTGACCCTTGACCACCCTCCGTCGCTTCCTGGCTCTCCTCGTTCGTTTGAGGCCATAAGGCGGTTATATTCCCACGATCTTGTCTCAGCGACTCGATTCTTTTCTTTGTGCATCGCTTCACGAAAGTTTACGATTAGTGGTGGGTTTGTATGTTTTCTTTCTCCGACGAAAGCAATGCACGTATCGCTAAACCATTTGGCGTCCATGTCTATAACTAATTTCATAAGAATTTCGTTAAATTGTTTATCAAAGGCTTTGTCGCCAAATCTAATTCGCAACATCGCTACACATTTTACAAAATCACTTGCTACCATTTTCATACTCCTCGATTGATTTTAAAAGTTCTTGCTCAAAATTTTCTTTCTCAATTAAACAACTCCCTACATCTTCATCAGCCCAGTCTCGCCATATGGTCATAAAGCGACTGAAGTGTGAAATGTATCGAGCTTCTGTATTCTTTTCCTGACACTCTGCTGTATATTTATCAATAGCTTTGGATAGGGCGTCATAATCAGCTTGGGTTTTTATCTGAATCTTACATTTTCTTAAACCCTCACCTTTGCCTTTTTTTAAAGGATATTTTTTATATAAATTTTCAAAATTAAAATTCCTTTTTTCTTTATCCTTATCTTTTTCTTTATCCTTATCTTTATCCTTAGCCCCTATAGCAAGGGGCTTGAGATCTAATGTATTCAATCTGATGATTATTGATTTATGAACTTTGTTATCAGGATTTAGTTCATTTATTGTACATTTGTATTGAAATTCAATAAAATCTGGAATGAATAGCTTATCATCTGCAATCTCAATTCGGCCGCGGAACGCCGTATAAATGTCATCAAGATTTATTTTAGTGCCTATGTAATGAGCAAAGGTGTCAAAGTCAATTTCAATAACCCCAGCATGATCACATCTATCTAATATATATTGTCTAAGATCTCTTAGTTTACTGCCTAGTTTTCTGTACCAGGCCTTATCCCACTTAACAGTATCAGTAAATCTTTTTGCCATGGAACCCCTCTATAAATGTTGACACTCGCACAGAGCCAATATAGATTGGGCCTGTGGTTTTGGTCGTTCACTACGTTCATTGCTGCAATCTTTTCTAAGCTCCATTGTAAAAGATTTCAAGGCCCGCCGCAAAGCGGGTTTTGTTTTTTAAAACACTATATTGGTCTCAAAATCATCATGGAATTGCATCTTAATATCTTGATAAGTATTGGTCTCAATCAACTTAATTAACTCATCATATTCACCCATATTGAGCTCTTTTGATGAGTCTTTTTTGAACAAATATTTGATCATTTCAGAGACATTCTCATTGGCATATTCTCGCTTATTAGCAATAGCCATAAGCCGCTTTAATTGAGGTTGAGTGACGGTCTTATCAGGATTATTATTATATTCTTTAATCTCATGTTTGACCTCATCAGGATCTTGTTGGTCTTCCGTTGGAATACAAAACGCCGTGAACAAGGCATATTTGTGAGAGATACTCATACATTTATTTAATGCTTTGTCTCCATAATCCATGGCCTCGCCATAGGTCTCATGATTAACATGGGAGCCGTCGCCAGCATGAAAAGTCCATTTATATTTTACCTTTGCATGAAAGCCACGAGTGCCATTTTTACTAGTTATCTCGTTAATCTCTTCAGATAAAATTTCAGAAGTAGTAAAAACTTCATTGTCGGCCATTACCTTATTTAACGCATTGTAAACATCATCAATACCTCTAAATTTATAATTTAAATTACCACCTTTTTTTTTACCGATTGCTTCAACTTCGCCCATGATTTTAGGCATTGCTTTAAAAATTTGTTGTTGTTCCATTTCTTCACCTCCATTAATCACAGACGATTACTTGAATTATTTACCTTTGTATATTGTTATTTTTCTATGGTGGCCCAGATAATTGGTTATAGGTTGTGTTTCAAATTAAGATTACCACTCTAAGTAGCTAATATCCCGTTTTTTATTTGTAATTATTTCACTAAAGCCTATGAGCCTTTGGTCCGATAGGATTGTATAGGAGATAGACATGATCTGTAAAAATTGCAATTCGATAAACATCAGGAAAAAAGGTAGCTACAAAGCAAAAGGCCTCAAAGTTCAGAGGTTTCAATGTAAGGCCTGTTTTGTAACTTTTACAAACCGCACAAACACCCGCTATTATTGTAAGAAAAAGCAGTATTTAGCTAGCAAGATGCTCCATATGTATTGTGAGGGTATGTCATTACGAGCCATCTCGAGAGTTTTAAATGTAAACAGAAAAACTGTCTCACAATATTTCATAGAAGCTTCAAATCGTGCTGAGATTGCTCATCTTAAGACGCTTAAAGGTGGTGACCTGATAACTCAGTATGTTCAATTCGATGAGATGGAAGCCTTTGAGGGCGGCAAGAAATACCCTCTAGGCATTGAGCTGGCTGTTAGAGTTAAGACTGGTCAAATCATATCAGCCAGAGTGGCTAGAATTCCTATAAAAGCCCAAGCGGTGTCTCAATCAGCTCGAATTGAAGCCAAAAGAATAGCCGACAGGCCACAGAAAATGACCGAGATGATGTTAGAGATGGATAAGGTTTTACCATTCAAATCTTTGATTTCTTGTGATCACGCTAAGATAAACATAAGCAAAGTTAAGGAAATCTTACCTCAACACAAGTTAAAAACTCACCAGGGCACTAGTAAAGAGCTCTGGAGAGTTAACTATACTTGTCTCAAGTTAAGACAAGATATCTCCAGATTAAGAAGATCAACACTAGCCACAACTAAAAAGAAAGAAAACCTGCAGAGACATCTAGACCTATATATTGCATATAATAATAAATATGGGATTTTTTAAAAAATACCCGATCAATAATCTTGACCGGGCACCATCAGAATATTAAAGTCTGACTAAACGATGAACGAGATCTATAATTAATATTATAAATCTCAAAATGCATATTAAACACATTTGCCCCTCCTTGGTTAGAAATTAACAAAAGCTAATCGCTTTCCAAAAAAAGGATTAATCATCCCTTGGGAGGGGTTTTCTCATTATTAGAAGATTTCGACAATTTGATTTATTGTTTATGTAAAGTTTCTAAATCATAAAGAATCTCATTGAGAGAAACTTCATAAATTCTAGAGAGTCTAATTAGAGTCGAGATCCTGACATCTTTGTGGCCCATTTCGATACGCTGTAAGTGCTTATGATTGGTCCAACCTCTCTCCTCGACATTTTCAAGAGTAAGGTTTAGCCTCTTTCTGATATTCCTTAAATTATTCCCAATTTTTTTTATAGATTCTGTTTCATTCTGAGAAGTCACTCTTTAGATATAGAAGATTTCTACCGATGAGTAGACTACCGATAACAAGATTTACTAAATCTTAATAAACAAAGGCGATTTATGAAGCATTTAATCCTAATTTTTGTTTTATTTCTAGCCATTAGTGCCTGTAAGCAAGGCGACGAGTCTAGTGGCTCCAATATTATTACAGACCCAGCCTTATTGCCAGATGGGGCTATTGCCATTATTGATGGCATTCCTATCTGTGAGGCTGGTGATCATTCGTGTCGAGATGGTACCTATGGAACGCACTTAACTAAGAAACAATGTGAATATCTTCAGGATTGGGAATTAGGTGATCCTGCTGTTTTTTATTTTGGCTTAACTATCCCAACAAGCACATCTTTTTTTGATATTGGTCCAGAAGGCGTAGTAAAGAAAGATTTTATTGACCCAGAAAATCCACTTGAATATGAGGTCAGAATAAGACAGGGCTCCGGGATGCAAATAGAAAAAAACTGTAGGTGCCAAGTAGATTTTGAAAACGGTTTAATTGTCAGAGTATTGGTCGAATCAAAATGGGGCAGCCCAACACAAGAACAGTTTGACATTTGTGCCACAAAAGAGCCATAAACAAGAAACGTCTAAGAAATTCAGCGTGGAGCTTAAATGCCTGTCAAGAAGAAACCAGCCATTGACAAATCCGTGGCGCTAAATGCGCAAATACATATAAATGCGATAATCTTTTTCTATTTAATTAAAGCTAAAGTCATAGATCGCGAAGGGATATTCAGCGCTTTAGAGACTCTTTCTCAGAAAAGAACAGAGTTTTCAGGTTTCTGCGAAGAAATTGAAATAATCTTAAAAGACTTTTGTTACTCGGATGATCGCCGCAAACGATAGTCAACCCTATATCCTTTGTTGAAGTGGTGTCTTTAATGGCGTCTTTAATCACGTCAGCAATCTCTGGGCCTTTTAGTTTTCTTTCATTACAATCGGGACAAATTATTTCACTCTGAACCACACTCAAATCCTTTCAATTATGAACAATTATCTGGACCACCATATAATTAAACCCAACCAACCATATTAAATGAAGTTAATCCAACTGTCCCCGTATTTTCTCTCACCTCTAATAGAGCGCCAGTTAATCTATATTCTAATATGCCTGCTATCACAGTATCGCCCGGAAACAAAATAACAGCGGCAATATTAGCAGCGTCAACCGTGGAAACAAGAACCAAAGTAGGCGTGGCAGAAAATGTATTCAAAGTAGCAAAAGCCCCTGTAGGATTTAACGATGCATTAAACGTTTCGGGTTGTACTAATGCAGCGATAGCAGACGTGTTTGTCGCTATGTCAGTGACATTTGTTGCTATATCAGCTGCGTTTGTCGCTATATCAGCATCATTTAAGACAATTTCATTATTATTAGTATTCTCATTTGTACCAAATTTCTGAGCCAAGGCCTCACTGACAGGAGCTCCTTGTGCTGTCTCAACATCATTAACATCTACAAACGAATTATTAGGCAAATTAGCCATAATTACTCCTTAGAAAAATTGGTACGGTATTCCAGCATCAGCAAAATTATTAGTTCCATCTGACCAAAATGCATATATTAATTTAACATTCTCAGGCTGATTGTCATATAAACCAAGCTCTAAAATCTGATCAGCAGCTGGTGTAAAACCAAGGCCAGCCCCTAAAGTTAAGGTATTGCCAGTTATTTGATCGAGTGTAGCATTGCCATCAATAGAATAAGTAGAATTGTGAATACGAATATTTGCACCGACCAAATCCTCCCACTTTTTGAACTCGTTTTGACCAAACACTGAGCTAAAACTCTCTTTGATAACGATTGACGTTGCTGAGGTTGCTGATCTGACAAGCGATGATGGGGAGATTGTTCCAAAGCGTGCATCCTTATCGAAATTAGTATCAGTTAACTTAAATGAAACTACACCAGTCTTAAAATCTATTACCTTATTGTCAACCTGGAATAGTCTAGGCTCACCATCTCTAACACCACCCTCTTTAATATCTGAGATTTGGAGCGATGCAAGATCAACCAGTACAATATCACCAACCTCTATCTTAAACCCAGTTCTAAAATGAACCTTCACGTTTTCAATAAATTCAGCGCCAAACTTATATTTTCTTAACCGCCGAGTCGTTGCTGTATTTGCTAAAGTTTGGCCCTGCAAGGCTGTTCTTAGGCCACGCGCAGTAATATTTAATGATTTTACACCCACATTAATTCTAGCCAGCGAGTCAGCATTGGTGGTGGCAACAACTTTTAAAAACTTATCTTCTAATTCTTGCTCATCAAATTGATATGTAACTGTGTTTTGAAAATTCTTGGTGGTAGACCGTCTTAATATTAACTCACTGGGGTTTGTCACATTATCAGAGTTTAATGTGACAATATTAGTGCCCGGCAATGGCCCCGCGTGCATACCGACTGAGAACTGAGATTTACGAGGCAATCCAAACGCAGCAGCAGGATTATAAACTTGCTCCTCTAGAAACTTCTTACCCTGAATCGTATCTTTAATATAAAATTCATAATTAAAACCGGATAAGAATAATCTTAAAACCCTTTCATGCTCTAAAATATCTACCTGATCAGGATCAAGAGATAACCCCTGACCTAAAGTATCATATTGGCTTCTAAAGTCTGCAACGGCTGGCGAATCAAACTCTTGAACCAAGGCGGCTCCACCGACAACTAAATATGATCCTAGATCTGTTTTAACAATTTCATCCACAGTTCTAGTGGTGCCAGAGACATCATTAGAGCCATTTGATGCGCCCGTGGTTGTAACAAAATCACCAGTAGTTAAATTAAAATCACGAACTAAATCAATATCGCTAAAAAAGATAGAATTAGTGACTTGAGTTGTGGCATCAATATTTAGAAAACTCTCGACGGCTACAGATTCTTGAAAATTATCATTCTTACCACTTAAGAGTATCTTGAGGGCAAGGGTGATAGCATCGCCTGTAAGAGAAATAAAACTTTCAATAGAGTCTCCATCGTCATGAGTAACAGCCACAGTGCCAAGAGAGCCCCTAGTAATCGTGGTAAAAGTGGTGCCCGTTTTCCCCTCATAACGCATTATCTCATCGTTTATGCGCACATAAAACTTTATACTAGTATCAATGGTGCCATCTGGACCAGTGACGGGGGCAAAGAAATTAGTCGTATCATCTACTGTAATTGTAGTTTGAACATCACTAATTCCACCGTTTAATTCTGTCTCAGCCTTTTGAAACACCTCAGATCTAGCTTTAGTTGATGGATGAGCTAGATTTAATGTGATCAATCCAGGGCCCGCCATTATATCGTCAATTACACCCCTAAAAATGATGATAAAGTCATCTTTCCATGCAGTCCCTTTAAAGCCTAACCACACTTTTGCTTTTCTGCCTAAGAGATCAAATACAGGAGAAACTGAATCATCAGGAGTTATTAGCTCAGTAATCTCGAGGTCTTTATCAATAAGAGCGATTTTCATAGAAGAGATAGATTGAGATATGCCTCTATCTGGATTAATGCTCTGAGTGATTCTAGATGTAGAGTCGTCAAACGAGACTAATGAAGACTGATCTGTCACGGCATTTAATCCACCAATAACAAAGTTACCTATTTCTAAGCCAACATCGCCTATTTTAACTCGTTTTTCGATGATTCTAGCGCCAAAAAGGGTGGAAACCCCATCAATTTCTAAGATAATTGTGGGCTCTATTTGAGTTTTTCTTGAAGCCGCATCGGCCGAATTAGTTACATCAAAACTCATGGCGTGAAATATCGACCAGTTAAACCAGGCTCTTTGGTGTCAATATGAATCCAAGACGAACCGGGAGTTTTTTCCATTCTTAAACCTAAATCACATAAGCTTCTTTCTAATTGAGATCTAACGCTATCAGCCCCACCAATGCCCTGATAACCATCAACTGTAAAATCAACAGCCTTACCGTCTAAATGAGCGCTTAGTTCTGCTCCGCCAATAGCTATATTATATTGTATAGGCCTTAACCAGCTTCTAACATGAATCGCCCGCTTAAAATGATCTCTGATTTGTTGAAGCCGCTTAGCAATATCTATAATATTTTCTTTTTGAGTATCAGAGGGATATGTAGACCAACCCCATTCACGAAGCGCTAAAGCTTCGATCCATTTAAAATTATTAGCTCCTGGAATTGGTTCATATAAATTCATAACGCCTTTTCTAATTTGTCTGCCATCGCCAGAAGCATCGACTTAACATATTTCGACGCCTCATTATCGTAATCATTGTCGGTAGATTCTACAAACTTGTCAATCTGAGGAAAAACATATTCTTCTAACAGCCATCTTAACCAACCAGATCCAAGCAATGAAAGCCCCAATTTAACTAGCATTTTCCTCATGGCAATTTTCCCTCTATGCGCGACAACCTAGTATTAATATCTTTGAGCTCTTTTAAAACCTCTTTATGATAATCTTTAGAGTCCTTTTTGCTTTCACTTATAGATTGAGCATTAGCATGACTTAGAGAATAGACTTGAGAGAACCAAAAAACCCCACCAATTAATATAACAGCACATGCGCCTATAATTGACAATGGCACTAGAGTCTTTTCTGTTATCCTGCTCGCTTTATCAGCCACCTTAAAACCTTTTTTAAATCATCTTTTGTTAAATTATCTATCATTGAATTAACATCTATAGCCTTAACAGCATCACGCTCTGCGATATCAGAATCTTTTGTTGCTTGTTCTGCGGATAACTTATTTGTTGCGGTCTGTTGTTTAATATCGAATTTATCCTGATTAAATACTGCTTTTTTCCCGATTATTTTTAAAGTATCTGGGTCAATATCATCGACAATGTCTATAACCTCTATGTCGGAGGACGCCTGTCCTTCAAACTTAGCAGTAACAAAGCCAACTGGTTTATGGTTAGCCTTAACGGTTGCAAAGAGTCCATTTTGTTTTATTACATAAAGTTTGTTCATTGTGGAACTCTCCTGGCCCAGAAAATTGAGGCAGTATCATCACCCGTTATACCGCCCGTAAGGGTTTGATTTTGTGCAGTTACAGACCCGGCTGTATTAGTCTCATTACACGTTATTCTCACTTTAAAAGTTGTTGTTTCAGTAATTGTAATTTGTAATTTATGACTAACGGGAGGAAATATAGTGACACTTGCTTCTAGAACTCCACCAAAGGCTTTGTCACTTTGATCTAAATAAACATCAGCGGAATCTGTTATTCTCAATCGACCAATTACAGTATTTTGTGCTGCACTAAGTTCATTAACTACAGCTAAAAAATCATATCCAATATCCCAAGTTCCAGCTCTTAAAGGTAAAGACGCTCCGGTAACATCTATTTCTGTATCTGCGGTAACTGTTGTAGTGGTGGCTGTTAATTCTGCTTCTAAACGTTCTTCAGCGCTCTGCTGCCCTTGATGTAATCTTATTTCGTCTGGTGCTGTCCATGTGCCAGCGGTTGTAATTGCGTCAATTTGAATAAATCCTAGATAGCGAATTGTAACATTAGATCGAAGAGTTGTTGAATAAAGAGTTGTTCCTAAATCAGATCCTGTCGTAATTGCTACAGTTGTATGTAGCTCAGACTCATCAAAAGTCCTAGATCCTGCAACAGCTAATTCTATTGTCCCAGCATTATCAATTGAATAAACATGTACTCTGGCATCATCACCATCGACAAAGCCCAAGGTAGCCGTAGAAGGAATCACAACATCTGTATCAACTACTGCAGATCTAATATCATAGGTGCCAGTCGCTAAAGTTGCATTCAAATGAGAAATCCTGACAGGACTACCCGCAGAAGGAGTTGCGGCCGCTTGAGTCTCTAAATCAACAGTTAGGGCGCCCACACTTGCCGCAGCAGCTAAACTATGATTCTCAATCAAATCAGAAGAATTAGCATTCCCGCCAGCAACATCAGCAACACTTGCTAGCTCAATATTATCAGTGCCATCATTAAAAACAGGCTTTACAAGCGTGGTGTCATACCACATTGTGCCTTCCTTATCGGTCAAGGCATCAAGATTTACTGTGGTTTCTTTTGGCAATGTAATCCGTGATGTGTCAGCAGCAGTTACACCGTCTATATCTTTATTGGTTAAAGCCTGTGTATCTGTTGTGCCAACTATAGAGCCCGACACTCCGTGAACACCCGCCGATGGTTCATCCACCTCTGCCCCGTGAGCAAGATTACTAATTGTATTAAGATCAGCATCTATCGTTTTATTTGTTAATACTTGAGCGTCTGTAGCGCCAACAACGTCACCCGCAACCCCATGCACACCACTAGAGGGATTATCTACCTCAGCGCCATGAGCTAAGTTTGTAATGGGATTATTATTAGCATCAATGGTCTTATTTGTCAGAGTTTGAGCTGTTGAAACGTCAACCACTTCAACCTCAGATGCTACGGCCCCAACCTTAAACTTAGTAGCCAAAGCGTCTTCATAAACAATAGAGCCATCTGTACCAGTTCTTTCAACCGTAATTCCAGCGCCCTCAGAACTAGCATCATTGCCGCCATCGTTTACAGTGATATTTTTATCTGTAACGTCTAAATTTGTTGTGTCAATTGTTGTTTGAGTGCCCGTAACCGTTAAATCACCGTTAATATTCACATCATTATTTATTGTCTGCTCACCAGCCAATGTATTGTCAGCGGTCTTAGAAGCAAAGGCCGCATTGAAAGTCGCTTGATCGGCAGGTTGGCCATCAGAAACTGTAAAACAAAAACCTTGAGTATATATTCCGTGTTGCCAATTTAATATTCTCATGTAAACACCCTAAACCTTAAAATACCCGTTTCAAAAACCTCTGTCGGGCCGCCATTTAAAATCAATTCTTTTAATTTATATCCAGTTCCTTCTGAACTATCAGGAGTAGATTCTAACAATACTTTTTTAAAAGTTGTTCTCACACTGATATCTTCCATTAATTCAAAAGGGCCCTTGCCTGTAATATCTTGCATGAATGTTCTAAGGTCCGCTATTCCTGTAGGATTATTTTTAATCACACCGCTGCTTGTCACATCTCGATCGGTGGCAAACTTAATATCAGCCTCTAAGATTTTTCTTGTACCAAAAGCAATAACCTCAAGCTCACCTGTTGCCGACTCGTTAACAGAAGGATCTATACTTTCTTGCTGGTCATCATCACTTACAAAACTTTGTAATTTAAACTGAGGCTCATAGGCTTGTCCTGCTGTTGTGTTTCCTGTATAGGTAGAGGCACTGGTCCGGTCAGCCCCCGTAAAGCCTAGCAATGTATACGGACCAGTGCCTATTTGTGTGCCACTTGAGACCAATAATGCAAAGGTCCCTGTCGCAGCAATTGTGTATGTTCTATCGGCGCGATTAAAAGTAATTGTATATGTTAATGCCCCGGCCGCATCCATGGCCGTTTTTATAACAGTTTGTAATTCATTATGTGTGTGAGATCCTATCTCTAAAACAGCATTTAATTCAGGACCACCCTCGTCAAAGTTAAGATTCTGATTGTCTTCAGTAATCTCAGTTCCAAAATAGAATATAGAAAACGTAGTTAAACTCATGCTAATGCTAGTCCTATATCGTTTGATGCAATGCCATCTTTAATTACTTCAGCAATGGCCGTGGCAAGATCTCGTTTATCACCAATTGCTGCAACGCCTTCCACATTGATAATTATTTCTGTTCTGCGCCCACCCCCTTCTAGTTCTTCACCAGGCACAAAAGGCCCCTTAACCCCCCCGGTGGGAGCTTTTGCATCATCCGTAGGAGCCATCATCCCACCGCCGCCAACAGCTGGCGCTTCTGTTGCCCCGCCTACAGCCTTTAAAACTCCACCCAAAGCTGTTAAAGCTATGCCCGCCGCAATTGCTGCACCACCAGAAAGGCCTAAAAATGTACCTACGGCGCTCATGCCAACTCCAACTAAAATAAAAAATTGCCCTACTTGAATGGCTAAAGAACCTAATGTGCTTAATACTGATTTCCCTAATGCTTTTAAACCATTTTCGCCTTGGACTAAAGCTGAACCAAAAGCAGCAAAAGAATTACCGATACCCCGTACAAAAGCTGATTTAAATGCTGAAGCAATCCTTTGAGTCTCAACCCTAACAATGGCTGTTAATTTTTTAAGATCTTTGGCTATATTAACAACAAAATTAGGGAAAATGATCCCTGATATTTCGTCTTGAGTTACTGTTCTAATTTGATCTGCCATTTGTTGTAACGATAGCGCTATAGTAGTTGTTACAGATTCATTAATGCCAGAAGAAATACCATTTCCTATTTCTTTGCCTATTTGATTACCTTCGCGCCCAGCACGCTCTCTAACTAAATTTAAACGAGTGACTAAAAGGTTAGTTAATTCTTCTTGCAAGGGCTGTATTTGAGCCGCAATATTAGGACCAGATAATCCTAAAAACTCTCTAAAATCAGTGACTAGACCGCCAGCTTTTTTTATTTCTCCGATTTTGTCTTGTAAAGCACCAATCTGAATATTTATTCGAGCTAATTCATCACCTCGAGTCGCTTTAAATCCTTCTGAAAGTCTTTGAAAGAATGCGGTAACGTCTTTTGTGGCTTGTCTTAGCTTTGGTGAAAATTGTTCTACAATATCATTTGCAAGATTTCTAAAAGCACTACCTGCCCTTATTAAATCACTTCCTAATGTATCAAAGGCTTTTGATGCCTCAATTTCTAATGCAGTTGCATTTTTTACTTGAGCATTGGCTCGATCAATAGCTGATTGTAATCGATCATATCCAGTGGCTAATGGAGCTAAGACTTTAATAGTGCGATCTTGACTTAGCTTTAAACTCTCTAATGTTGCAGTAAGACTTTTCCCAGACTTTTCAACCCGATTTAATCCTTTTATAAAAAGTCTAAAAACCTCAAAAGCATCCTCAGCAAATGTTTTCTTTAATTCATCAGCACTTAAACCTGTTAATTCTATAAATTGATTAAGCGCTACACCACCGTTTCTTATAGCTTTTTCAATAACTCTAAAAGATTTACCTACAGCAGTGCCCGCGCCCTCAGATCTTGCGCCTAAATCTTTTAATGCTGCAGCTGTAGCTGCTACTTGGGCAGAGGTTAATCTAAATTGTGTCGTAGCCCTAGCCACTTCATTAGCTGCACTTACTATTTGTGATTCAGAAGTTCTGAAGTTGTTACCAAGATCCACAATAACTGCACCTAAAACTTTAATATTTTGTGGTGCTTCTCTGGTAATACCTAATATTTTAGCTAAAGATTCAGCGCCCTCTTCTCCAATCAGATCAGTCGTTACCTGTAATTTTGCTAGTGTTTCTGTAAAAACCTTTAAGTTCTTACTGCCTCTAATACCAAATCTACCAGCAGTTTCTGCTAAATTAGCTAATTCTGTAGCGCTTAATGGTATTCTTTCAGATAATTCTTGTAATGTATCGCCAAAACTTGCTAATTGTTTTTTTGTTAAATCAGTAGTTTTACCAACGCCGACCAGTGCTTTTTCAAAATTTGTGAACTCTCTTACGGCATCTATAACTGCAGCAACAGAAAACGCAGCAGCGATAAGTGGGCCCAATCTTTTTAATTGACCACTGACCCCACCAACAAAACCCTTACCAAAACCATCTCCACCTTCGCCGCCAGCTTTAATAGCTTTTCGTTTAAAAGCCTTAGTTTGCTTAACAGCCTTTTTGTCGTCTATTTCTATTTGGACTGTAATTATATCGGCCATTATTGCCTCATTAATTCTTTAATAATCTCATTGGTGGTCAAAGCTTTTTTATTTCTATTAACCTCGGTTTGTCTTTTGAGTTTATTTTCAAAACTTAAACGATCACTTTTTTTCTGAAGGTTAGAATATTTAATCAATTGTAACTCGTTTAAAAACTCTATTGCTTCTAAATGATTAATTGCGTGCCAATAATTAAAAGCTTTATCAGCACGCATTACATCTAATTCTTTATCGCTAAAGCCGTAGAACCTAACTAATCGGGCCCTTATCATCCACGACTCTGTTAATCCTTTTTTGAGCCTATAATCTCCTCAAAGAGCAAAGTTATGTGATGCATTTGAAGACTTGCTATTAAATCTTCTTTCAAGCCCGACTTCATCAAGAACTTTTTTTGAAGCGCCAAAGCCTTCAAGCCATCTTCACCAATCTCTGATAACTCTTTTAAAATCATTTCAGCTTGTGAAAATGTAGCTCTATCGGCCTTGTGGGTAGCCCCTTCATAATCAAAGGTAATTTGCTCCTTAACTAATTTCACATAATCTCCTATTTAAGTAAATTCTGTTCGTGGTCGCCAAAAATAAACATATTTTGAGCAGCCAATATTAATGGGTCAGGTATAACCTGAAATTCTACGTTAATAAGCCTGTCACTCTCGCCTGAAAAGTTAAGCCCTGTTAAGTTAGGATATGCTCTCCATACAGCCAAATCATCAGCAAGATTTGCAGCAGCATTTCTAACCGGATGGAAAATCAGTTGACGAGTATCATTTGAGATATTCAAAAACCGCTTAGATTCACCCCACCCAGTAACCTCAGTTCCACCACCAGGAGTCACAGAAGCACCACCAGCCTCTAAGATCACTTTAAGCTTAGCCGCGACAGACTCTTTCATGGCAACAGCAATGTTTTCCACATTGTTACCCGTTCTGATCTTATCAACAATCTGAGTCCCTGTTTGGTGAGCAGTGACATCAAAGAGATCTTCAGTTGGCGAGAAATCAATATCACCATCTAAAAAGCCAAGATCAAAATCAGATCCAAGTCTTACTTGAGCAATTGTATAAGTAGAATCTACATCAACAGAGGCTATCGCAGCGCCAATACCGACATTTTGAATGATAACTTTAGATGCGTTATCAGGGTCAATTTTACAATTAAAGTTCGCAACAGCAGCAATGGCCGTGACCATAGTGGCTGCATTTGAAGCAGTTGTTAATCCAGAAGTGTCGAATGTAATGCCTGTTCGACCAGCTGGTGCAGGATCAGCAGACGCTCCAGAATCGCCCCACACATAAAACTGAGTTCCATCTGTTGCATCGATGTGAAAAGAGGTTCCATCTCCCACAGCAACTGTGACAATTACACTGGTCGTTTCTGGATTACCCCAGTTTAGCTCTACGGGCTCAATCCGTATATTTGAAACATCATTAGCCATTCCGTGGCCCTCCTAATTAGTTATAGACTAAAACAAATCTCCTGTTTCACAGTGAGAGTTAACTCACCACGAACTATTTTGTCGTTGTCGTCACTAATCGGGACGGGTGTGAAATCACCTAATACAATATTCTTAACACCATTTGTTCTATTTGAAATGTCTAAAATATTGTTTAATATATCTGTCATCTTCACTAGCATTTCTTGTAAGGCTTCGGACTCATTTCTAAAACCTTTTTGCCACACTCTTAAAGTTAACTCATTCTCCAAAGCATTTGATGTCTGGTTGGTCTGAAAATTAGAAATTGGTCCCTGTTCCACGTGGAACCCTTTTTTAATCTTTGTATCTCCTAAATTCTCCCAATCAAAAGCCGTCTTCTCCTCATCAAAACCTTCTTCGGTCATTATATCAATAATAAGAGCTCTTGGTACAGCTAAACTCATCGTCTCAAGGCCGTCCCACCGCGAAATTGTATACCCTCACCCACATCAGCCTTTCCATCATTATCCACATCAAGACGAATAATAGTCCGGTCGCGATGAATTTTCTCCTGAGACTCAAACTCCCTAGCCTTGGCAAATAAATCATCATCCTGAGAATTGCTCTGCTCATCATGTATAATGCGTAATGTTAGGAATGTAGACCACTGTCTGAACTCTTCAGAGTTGGTTAGATTTCTTATTTCTAACGGATCACCATTAATGTCGACATAACCCTCTTTATCTAAAAACGCTAAGATCAGGTCTTGAGCTCTTCTGTGGACATTTAAGAACGAATTCCTACCATCTACAACGAAGTCTAAGATGTCTTGGCGATGAAAAATCAAATCCTGATCATTTGAAAACAACGCATCGCCGTCTTTAGACAATAGTTGAATATATTCAGTCTTTGATTGGGTCGTTGTGCCATCACCAATAACTATCTCAATAGCTCTTGGCATCTCTCGCACACGCTTACCTGTCTGAGTGGTCTTGGTGGCAAAATCATTGTCACCAAAGCCAGTTTTAGGCTTAAATCCGATTATTGGTAATATATTAGTTAAAGGGTTGCTCCCGTCCGTGGGAAGCAAAGAAAACCCGTCCGTGGCTGCTATGGTGATCTTATCATCAGTCGACACTGTAACTGTATAGGTTAGGGCCCCGGCGGCATCCATTTGCGTCTTAATCTCAGTCGCTAAGGTTGCCAGCGTGTATGTCGCTGTTGTTAACGTAGCATTTAGCTCCGAACCACCCTCATTAAAATCTAACTTATTGTTGGTTGCGTCAATATCAATCTGAAATGAAGAGAATTGCCAATCTAGATATCGATTCTCAGGATCAGAATTAAATACATTGATGGCCGATCCATCAGCACCGGGCTTAATAGTCATTGTCGTAAGAGGATCAGAGCCTTTTGATATATAGGATCTCATCCCATCAAAACGAGTCTTATCATCAACTTGAACTTTCTTCTCTAATGTAACAAATGGAAAAAGCATAAAATTCCTATGTTTGAATTAACCGATCAACTTCAAAATCTTTTTTAATTTTAAAACCAAACTTTGCACCACTTGATACCTGTACCAATCCAGATATATCATGCACACCCAATTGAAAAGCTACAACGTCAGCAGCAGTTGGCGCAATGTCGTAGGTCAGCGCGTCAACTATAGTTACCTTACTATTATCAAACTTAACAAAATCACCATTTTCTGATTCAAATTCAGTAGTAATTGTCGATCCTACTAATGTGAAATCAGTTACTCCTTGAGCTCTAATCAAAGAATCATCTACAGCAATTCTAATCGCAGCATCTGTGCCTTTGAAATATGTTACAGTTACACTCATTCTAAAACCCCTGTTAAAGTGCCACCAACAAGACTCGCTGGCAATAAATCTGTTTTAAGTTCAATCGTGTCTAGAGTGCCTGTCTTAGCAACGCCCGCGGCCGTATATACCTGGCCCGCCTGAACCTTAGAAACATCAAGATTAGTAAAATCTAAGGCATCAAAAGCTGATACTTTTACGAACTGAGTTCTTGATTCTCCGTCAAGTGTTCCTACTGAATCATCAGCAAGAGTAATGGCGTCAACATCTTCTCTAGAATCCCATATAACCATCTCTACTAAATCACCGATAGGTAGCTGTGTTGATTGGCCTACGCCAAGATAGCCGAAGCCTGCGCCCGAATCACTTGATGTATTATCATGGGGCCAGGTTACCGAACCATGTAAAACGCCATCTATATATAAATCAAGATCTGCGCCGTTAAGGCCCGATGTTCTAATAAAAAAATCAACCTCATCACCTGCACCCGATGCACCTAAAGTTGGGCCAAATGTGGTATTAAAACTAGGGGTTAAGTTATCAAAGCGCGGCCATATCAATAACATATTACCAGAAGATAGCCGTAAAGAACCGACCATATGATTAGTAAAAGCGGAGAAAAAGAAAATACCGCGTGGCTGGCCAAAGTTAAAATTATTTTCTAGTTTGTATCTAAATAACATCGAGAAGGCTTTATTCTGAGAAAAGTTACCGCGCCCCGGCCACTCAACATCTAGCCATTGAGCGTTGCTAGTTTTTAGATCTAGTTTGGAGCCGCCCAGCACACCAGCGTCGGCCGCCACTTGAGGAACCCCGACCAGTCCGCTACTTCTAGCTGCACGTGGTATGCCTACTTTCCCCTCGTTTGAAAATCTAGCGTCTAAACTATCTCCTCTGACTGCAAACCTAATAGCCATTATGACTCCAGCCAATCCATGTCTATGTGGACATCTTTAGAGTTTTCATTATTTTGAATAGTTACTAGAAAGTTTTGCTCAGCATCTAAAACATATTCTTTTTCAAAAACATTTGTAGAACTATTAGCTCTATAAAGTAACATATTTAAAAATGTTCCGTTGTTTGATATAGTTGGGCTTTTAAATGTAGTCATCTTAGCAGTGCTTTGAGAGGTTTTAAAATGTGAATTCTCACGCGCTAGTGCAGACCCATCTTCTGTGATTGTTGGGTTTTTATAAAACCTTATGATAGCTCTGGTCGTGGCAGAGTTAATCCCAATACATAAAGATCTAATCTTACCAGAGATAGTTTCGCCTTCAGGAAATTTACATAATAAAATAGGAATTTCATTTGTATTTGCAGGCATTGTTATTAGCTTAGTAGAACATGTATAGGCGGCATCTGCTTCAATACAAGAATCTAATTCTGTCACTACGCTAGATTTTGTCCTACCTGCTGAATCTTTTTCTGGAACAAACGTCATACAGCCTCCAAAAATCCGAAAACTGTCATATCTAAAAAAGTTACTGTAGACAGATTATCATTGATGGTTATAATGACACTATCATCAGGGTCTGGGCTAAAAGTTCCGACTGGCTCTAAAATAAAAGGATTTTGCGGAGAAAATTTAGCAACCACTGAGTCCTGTCCTGCAGCAAATATCGTATTAAATCGACCACCTGGACCTAATGCAAAATGAGCATCAAAGTCCACAGTATCAAAAATAGGTATAAAAGAACTCGAATTGTTTTGTGATTTAATGGTTATAGTTATTCCGTTAGTTAATGCTGAGTTTAAACCTAAGAAATTATTATTTTTAATGCCTGAATCAAAAGCCTTAAACGTCATTTCTTCAATTACTTTTCTTTCTGTTGCGTCTGCGTCTATTGTAAATTCCACTGGCGCTATTAAACTAGCAATTACATTCATATCAGGAGATCCGCCAGAATCTAATGCTTTTTCAAATATAAGATCACCCAAAGGCTGTGCAGATGTAGTGACTGGGATGGGCGGTATTTGGCCAACAGAACTAGAGGGTAATCCACCAACCTTAAGATATGAGTCGGTATTAACGCCTGAGACGACAAGCTCCATAGCCTTTCTAATAAGCTCTGCAGCTTGATCATCTAAAACGGCCACGAATAACCCCTCTCAATTATTATTAATCGTGAACTGTATACATAACCCACAAAGTAAGCACGCCAGCTGTCTGTTCAGCTACAGCAATTGTAGCTGTAATTGTACAGCCCGCAGCAATGCCCGCTGTCATGGTAGCAATAACGCCTGTAGCATTACCTGCCACGATAGAGCCGTCTGCATTCCCTGTTATGTCAGCAGCAGTAAAGATATTATTTGCATCCTCACAATGGAAAGCCACAGTGCCAGAACCACCATCTACGAATTGAGTTTCTGTGAACCACCAACTCTGATAAATAACTGCGTTTGCGGGTAAGGTCTCAACCATACTTACTGTGCCTGCTACGCAACTAGAAACACCACAATCAAGATTAGCTCTCACAACTCTCATGACGTTTTTGCCATCAGCAGTTGGAACAACAACCATCGATTCTTCAACAGAACCAGCAGCAAGCGTTAATGCACCAGTATTAGCCATAGTAGCGTCACCACTCATCGCAACAGCATTACCATTGCCACTAGCATCGCCTACGATAATCTCACCGCTTGGCACCTCAAGGCCATCACCATCAGATAGAGTCTCAATAGCTGAGAACCTAGCATCTTCTTCTGGCATAAATGGAACACCACGCAGACTAGAAAACGACAACACTGGAATCATGAAAATTAACATAAACAGGACTTTATTCATTTTTACCCCTTTTAAATTTACGCCATAGCCATTTAATTGCTGGCCATAGGTTGATTACAAACTTACTTTCCTTTTTTGCCACTAGCCTTCTTCATAACAGGTGGCTTCATCATAACGGGCGGCTTCGGCGCTTTAGGCATACCCTCAGCACGCTTTGCAGCTCTTTTAGTTTCACGCATCTTCTTGCGCCCTGCTAACTCAGCCTTACATGCTTCAGCATATTCTTTGTTGCCTTTTTTCTCAGCATACCCCATCTGTTTTTCAAGCATTCTGTCGCCGTAATATTTCATTTCCATCAGTCGATATCTCCTATTTGTTTGATAATCTTAAGAGAGTCTTTAGACACTTGGCCCCACATAACCCACGCTTTACCGTCGAATTGTGGAGCCCCTAAATGTCTAAACTCTGTTCCCAGACGATTGATAAACTCAATCAGCTTCTCTGGGGACTTACTTGAGAAAAACACTAATTTCATTAGCTCAGTGAAGGCATGTAATAGTCGACCAAATAGAGGACCTTACCTGCAGTCAAATCAGCTGTACCAATAGTGATGCTGAAAACAGCGTCATTAGCAGAGTTAACAAGAAAACTAAGCATGTGATCATTAGTGTCATCCCACATTAGAGCGCCTGGTTGCTCTCCAACACGGATAACAGCCTCATCAATCAGAACTGCTTCTGCGATAACTTCCATATAACCATCGGGATCGGTCGTGTTGCCACAAGCCAGAGTAGACGATGTCCCAACAACAGCATCGAGAACGCTGAGGTGTACATTGGTGATAATGGCACCTTGAGGCAAGACAGCAAAACCATCCTTTGCCGATAGATCAATAGCGCCTGCAGTTCCGCCATCTACAGCGAAATCATACAGGTATTCTTGAGTATGTTTGTTGTTTAATGATACTGACATTTAAAATCTCCTTTAGCTAATTGTAACAACGCGTTTGTCGTCGAGTTGTTTAAAACCACCAAGCCAACCAGTGTTGACTCGAGTCCCTCTCTCACCATTAACACCAAGGTTAAACTGTTCAACAGTAATGCCTTGCTGAGCTGCCATAGTGAAATAAGAACGATGAAATAAATGAGTAACCCCAGCCACTTCGTTAGTGAAGTGAGGACGAAAGCCCAACAAAGGAGAAACAATCTCACCTGACTGCATTGGCGAACCAGAAGTAATGAAATCACTTGAGGTGAATGAGGTCAGATTGAAAATGTCATTTAATTGAGCCGCAGACACAACCAAATCTCTGTCAGAACCAGGAACATTTTGGGTATCCAAAAGCTCTTTAGCTTCCAATAGATCAGCTAGTGCCAAAGTGGAACCGCTGTCATAAGGAATCTGATGATCAGGAGCAGCAGCACTAGGCACTGTAAGCTCGATAATCAACGCTTGAATCTTCTTATTAATAGAGAAGATAGCAAGCTCTTGCAATTTATCCATGTGAGGAAGCGATTGCAGTTGAGCTGTCTTAGTGACGATAAAGTCCTTAACGATATTCTTGTTAATGACAAGGTTCTGAGTAGTGACCGTTACTGCCTCAGCATCGTTTCTAGCCCCTTCTGGTAGCTCTTGAGCTACATCAAACTCAGGGATAGTCGGAATTCTAACCGTATCACCAAGGTTAGCAATCTCACCCTCATAGTCTCGGCTGATGATTGAGTTAAATGGAAGCTCGGTTAAGAGCACATCGTAAAAGTTTGCAGACCAGATCTCTGGGACAATTGCCGAGAGTTCTGATCCGGCCGTCATTTGTTGATCAGCCATAGATTAAACCTCCTACTGGGTTTGATACTTTCTTAAAATGTTAGAATAGGAGTCATAATCTGACGGTTGATTACTCTTTTGCGCCTTTTTCTGCGCAGCAAGCACCTGTTGAATTGTTATTTTAGCACCTTCTACCACTTCGGGGCCAGCACTATTTAATGAGGTAGACTTTTTGCCAAACATAAAAGGAGATTCCATCTTAAACCTAGCAATAGCCTCACTCGCACCGACTATATTAATGTTACCCAAAGAAGTAGTCTCAATCTGTACATCAGACCATTGATAATGTTCTAAATGATTTAGCGCGTCACTTCTAATGCCTGCTTGTTGAGCAGCTAATTTAATTGCTGTCATCTTTTCGCGGTTTGCCACGGCCTGATTTAATTGACCATATTTTTCTTTTATTTCTTCTTTCTCTTTTTTCTCCAACTCTGCAATTTCTTGCCATTTGTTCTGAGCTTTCATTTGTTCTAATTCTTTAGCCTTCAGGCCTTCTTGAAATACATTAGCCTTTTCTTTGAATTTTTCTAATTCTGCTAATGCTTTCTTGTGAGCATCCATAGAAACTGATTCAACAACTGGTTCTGTGGGTGTTTCTTCTTTAACGATGGGCTTTGTAGGCTCAGGCTGAACCTCAGTGTTCTCTTCAGACATAATCTCTCCTTAGATCATTTTCTTTTTGCTTTTGATAATAACTGTCTAATCCTAGCTAAGTAAAGGTTTCTAATGCGGCGTTGTATGGTAATAATGAATTTATCTTTTGGCCCCGTTGGCAATAATTGTCTTTTAGGAACTTTCTTTTTAGTGTTTGTGCCTTCATTGTGAGCTTCAAAGATCTTTTTTAGTTTCTCCTTTGTGGTTATAAGTCCAAATTCAATGCCACCTTTAATAGATTTCCATCCGAAAGCCTTTAATAAATCACCGTTAAGCTTTAAATTAACTGGTCTTTTGCGCTTATCAGGAAACTTTTTCTTAACAGTATTAGGATATAATTGACTAGCAGGCTCTCCAGCAGACCTATCAACCTTATACCCTTTAAATCTACCCTGGCCCCTAACTGGACTTTTGCCCACCGCAATACTATCTAGAACATCTTTTAAAACCCTCTTGCCTAGTTTTTTTCTGAAAGAATCTGTCACGATCTTTTCTTTGTTTAAGGAATCTAAACCAGGAAACTTAACCTTAACTGTGACTTTAGACATCGAATAGCTCAATCAAATTAAACTCACCAAATAACTCTCTTAATTCTTCATTTAGAATTATAGCACGCTGTGCTTCTTTTGAAGAGAGATCAGGGAACATGGTCGTCAGAAACATATTCAATTCTGTTTTAGAGGTAATATTCCTAATCGCACTCTTTTTAATTTTCTGACCTGCCACAACCGCTTCTTGAATAATTCTATCAATCTCTTTTTTAGCTGATGGTTTAAATTTATCGCCTTCTTTGGGCAAGAATTGACGGGTAGTGATTCTAGATTTGCCTGAAAAGTTGTTGTGCCCGTCGGCTTTCGGGGCTTGAGTACCTTTAATTTGTAACTTAACACCATCAGCCGTCCGTTTTTTCTCCAACGCATCTAACATATCTCCACTGAATTCCAGATTAGCCTTAGTTCCTCGACCAGCTTTTTTCTTAATTTCTCTGTATTTTGGATCTAATTTAGGAAAGCTCTCACCCTTAATTGGTGATTTTTCAGATCCCACCTGATCCAGTATGAAATCAATAAGTAAATCACCCACCTCATCTTTCACCTTGTTTTGTTGGCGAAGAGATAAGGAGCTAGGTAGATCTAAATCAATCTCAGAGGAGATCTCAGATCTGCTGACTTTCGTCTTCTTGACTTCCAACTTCTATGTCCGGTCCGGTTGGGCCATCTTCGCTTTGATGTATATGGCCGGGATTATTAGGAGCACTCTCCACAGTTCCACCATGGTCATGAGGAGCGCCCGGGTCTACACTATCAGACGGTATTCTTTCACCATTTAACTCATGCGTATGACCACCCTCGCCCATCATATCAGCCATCTTGCGAAGCTTATCAGCTTGAATCTCAAGTAAGACCTTCTCAGCTTCCTCTTTATTTATACCGCGATCATCCATGATGAGCTCAACTTCAGTGTTAATGCCTAAAGTCTTGCGAGTATTTAGGTTAGTTAATTTCTCAGCCTCACTCATGATCATGTTAGGTTCTTTGAATTCTGTTTTGATATCTTCCTCAACAGGTATTTTGCACTCATCAAATTCAGAATCTAATTCGTTTTGTTGTGAGAATACTTCAATCCATTTAGCCGTCTTACGCCACGCTGGTATCTCGCCATCTTCAAAAATACTTCTCTGGTCTTTAACATCTTCTAATGATTCAGCCTTATCTAAGGCAAGAGCGATACCACTGGGAGCCGCCATCCCACCCTCTAACTTAGATGAGATGCCACTTGTTGAGAGATTATTAGTAGTTAGAAGTAAGGCTAAATACATCTCAACTTGATTCGCCAAATCTTGTAAGGGAGGATTTGAGGTTATAAATTGAGCTGTCGGCTGCGGTTCTTCTTCGTTATGAGCTAAGTTTATTGTCTTATTTGGCCCTAAAAGGACCGTAGAAGGTAGATCACGGCCTGTTAATACCAGCTGACCAAACCCTTGAGTAACGCCTATATGATGAGCATTTGACAGTAGAGCATTAATTAAGATGCCTCCATCAATTAAATCTTCTCCACCCTCAGCCCAATAATAACCCTCTTGATCAATATGATAATCAACAACTGGGATTTCTTCTATCGGATTGATAATAGCTTTTTCTAGATCCTCTTGATCTGTAAAGGGCTGAAGAGTTACAGGGTCCACAATCCCACTGCCCATGGTGGTAAAATGCCACTTATCAGTCCACCAAACATATTTCTTTTTGGGTAGATCTATGTCAGTGTCTTCTTTCTTATCTGCTATCTTCTGATCTCGCCTATCGCCATGCTGATGATGCCCATGCCCGTGACCATGTCCGTGTCCCCGACGAGCAAAGGAATCTGTTGTATTAGGACCATGATGGTGTTGATGTCGAATCTCATAATTAGAAAAGATGTATACCAAAGGCTTGGTGCGATCATAGAACTGTTCAACCACATCATACAAATAAGGGCTCATCGGCTGCCATACAGGCTTAAATTTAGTATTCCCCTCACCATCTATAAATTGTGTCGGCTTAATGTATAATGCTGCATTTCTGTGCAACTTAAGTAATCTGTTAACAGTTTTCATGTTAGTTGTGGCTTTTAGCTTCTTTTCTAGGAGATTTAGGCATTCAGTATCGCCATCATCATCAAATGATCTTACAACCCCGTTAGTATAGACCTTAGCTAGCTTATCAATGATTTTCCTAACCACTGAGATATTAGCCATGGCGTATTCCATCTCCTCAACCGTGGTGTGGTTGAGTTGTTTTCTGAGCATGTGACGGACAAACTTCTTAGTGCGATCTCTCCACACCTCAAATCGCCTATACGCCTCATCTTTCCGGTGTTGATTCTCTGGCTGCTCAATCTCATCAACTATCTTTTGACGCACATCATCTTTTAGAATTTCATCTTCTGACATTAGTCTCATTACAACCTCGTCCCTATGATTGATCGTGAAGAAGGCTTTTTAAATGGCATTAAGATATCACAGAGATAGTCTAGGCCATCAGAGTGGTGAGTCAATTTCTCATTCTTTTTGACCTTCTCAAGTCTTATTGGGTCCATCTCAACACCGATCAAATCCTTTTTAACCGCTTTTTGTTTCTCTGGGTTGATGATTATTCTACCCTTTTCTAATAGATTATTCATGTGTAATTGTCTTTGTCTATGAGTAGCGGCCTTGCTCTTCACTTTTATATTCCAAAATCCATTTTCTCTTAATATATGAATGTCAGGCTTTCCCTTAGTTGAACGAGCATTCCCGGCCGGGTCGGGATATAAAATAGTATTCTCAGAATTATATCCTCTGACGCCTAATGCAATGCACATTTTCTTAGTGTCGGCGTTCTTTGGTAGTGTGATCTCGTCAACCCCTCTTAGTTTGTAGCCGTCATATTGCCATATATTACATGACATGTAGTCGACGTTAAAATCCATGCCGATATGATAGATGCCCCAATCAGTAGCCTTATAGGTCTTATCTTCGTTTCGATCGGGCGAGAAGTTGTAGTAAAAAGAATGGCCTGACAAATTAACCCAAAGGCCCTCGAGGTATGTCTGAAGCATTTGAGAGTCATAGGTTTCTTCTAGATTAGTGACATAATCAACAGCTAGGTTTTGTTGGTTGTCTCGAGTATTGCCATATATAATTCGAGTATTAGCTCTAGGGCTTTCAATCATAAATTCGTAATATTCGTTAGCCCAGCCTTCCGGTGTGCCACATGATGCCACTTGAGGAGCTTTGGCAGATCTAATGCGCACTCGACCGATGACTTCTTGATAACGCACTAAGGGAATTAGAGTGAGTTCATTAATACATGCATAGGCCCAGTTAGGGCCCCTTATCTTCTCTTGACCCGTTACAACATAAAGCTTGCCCCTAGACCATGGGAATCTAAAGATCATATCTGTCTTGTTGTAGCTGTATTTAATCTTATGCTTATCTAAGATCTCTTCAAATAATGGCAGACAATCTTTCTTGAATTCCTTGTATGAAGGGGCCATAAACCCACCATTAAGATGACGGTTTAACCATGATAATTGGAATGTCTTCATTATCAGGCCGTGTGTTTTACCGCCGCCTACGCCTGTAGAAAGATGAAGTCTAGGGCTTATTGTGTCCTTGTGGAATTCAGCTTGATGAGGGTTTTTCTCATAAATCCAGGTTAGTTTGGCCATTCATCGCCCTCTGCAATTATACCCTTACCATATCTAAGACTATTGCCTTTAATATCTCAGCCATTCCAACAGCCTCAAACCCACCCATATCAGTAAAGCTTGGTGCGATACTGCCATCTTTACGCTTAACTAAGATCATCATCGATTCAACATTATCGATATCTTCTTTAACCTTATCCAGTAGGTAGTCGGCCGTAATAGTCGTTTTGTCTTTGGGGAAGCTGATAACATTATTCATTTGCGCCTTCTTGGTTTGCGTCTAGGCTTTGGTTTTTCAGTTGCACCATACTTACCCATCTTTAACCCCTTTATCTTTAAATTCCATCTCATCTATATCTGCCTCAGCCACTTCTACTCTGTCTCGCCATTTATCAGGCCTTCTATTCTTTAACCAAAATATCATAGAAGTATCACTTGGCGGGTAATGCTTGGTGACAGTATGCTCTGTAATCATGCCCTCATGACAGAATACTTTAACTTCTTCATGTTCATAACCCGTTGCTTTTGCTAATAAACTTGCCTCAACTAAATCATCGGCAAACGTCTTTGCATTCTTTAAGGACTTGCTAAAGTCTTCATGCATCAATTTCCATCTATGTATTGAGCATTCATTAATGCCTACAGCTTGAGCAATTTCTTTATCTGTTTTCCCGGCCCCTGACATTGCCATGATGGTGTCTCTAACTTCTTGTGTTAGTTTTGTTGGTCTGCCCATCTTTGCCATAACGATACCATTATACCATGGGTTTCTCTTGTTGATCTTCTGGTATCTCTAAACCCATGTCTTCATAAACACCTTTTGAATTGCCTTCGAGTGCTGATTGCATATCATCAAGATTATCAACTTTTTCTTTTTGCATACTCTTAGCAAGATCAGATTCAATACGCCGATCAGCATGGCCTTTAAATCCTTTTATGAAAAGTTCTGTCATGTCCTCTACGGCGCCCTTTAAAGTCTCTTTTTTTAAAGCCCTACGACCTCCTTTTAATTGCAGCTCCTGAACCATTTGAAGCTCTATAGCCATGTTCCGAATGAACTTTCTCATCTTTGGATGACGGCGAAGGCTGACTTTCATCTCAGTTGGAATAGCTTTATGATTACTCACATAATTATCATAATGCTTCTTGACAAAGCGCAGCATCACCCTAGGTGTAAGCTCTCTAGTCGTTTTCCTGTTTCGTCAAACACGTCTCTTTGAGATCTGGTGGCGTCTTGGCCTATTACTTTTGCAGCTTCTGCGCTTAGTTTTGTGCGTTCAATCATATCAGACCTGACATAATCAACTGTATGTTTGTGTTTATCAAATTCACTAACAGGCACAGCTATTTTTTGTGCTTTGCCGTTTCTCATTTTAACTTCCCACTTTAATGGGCCTGATTTGCATTTAGCTTGAATGATTAAATCTGGATCTTTTTTGTCTCTAATCACTTCAATCTCATGGAAGTGTCCACCTACAGGAGCTGAGTAAATTTGTATTTTGCCGCTTGAATCAACAGAATGATATATATGAGTGTGCTCTAGTTCTAGCCAATCTGGGTTGGTTTGACCGTTGTCAGCTTTAAACCAGGCTTTTGAAGATGTTTGATAGCCGACGAACTTTAACATTTTTGATACTGATAATTTAAAAAGGTCGTGGTGGAATTGTTGTGTGCCCTTATAGACGCGCTCAATAGGTTTTTGCTTATCAGCCATGATTAATCATCCTTGCTTATCAATAATGCGTCATTGCATCTAAAACGGATCAAAGCATGAACAATTTACAATTGTCAATCTAGACTTAAACGTGGCAGGCGTATTTCTTCATTTCTATTTTTGTCGCGTATGTTCCTCCGCATTTACAATTGAATAAACACAGTTTTGGCTTACCATTTATGTCTTTATTAATCCCTATGGGGTTTTTATAATCTAATGGTCTTTTACATATCTGACATAATTTTTTCATAAACACTCCCTTATAGAAGTAGTTTATATCATTACATCTTAATATTGTGTAATTTCAGCTGTTTGTATCAATTTAATGCACGATTGTGTCTCGAGTTGCGATTTTATAAGATGTATAAAATTCAGGATATTTCTCAAACCATAGATAAACAGAGTCAACAGTGACGCATTTGAGCTTTGCAAAGTCTTCTAATGAGTTACCAGCTCTGATGTGTTCAATGATGTCGGTTGAATATGTGT